GCCATTCTTTTCGAACTGGCTGTAGCCGGACATTTGAAATCGGAGTGATGGACACTTGAAACTGTAGCAAGTGCAAACCGTTCTAGCGGCCTTCGAAGGGTGTTGCGAACCCCTTCGAAGGCCGGTTCGCTTTCAGAGGCTCGCCAACCGGTCGCAGGCGATCCTGTAGTAGGCCTCCTCGCGCTCGCACCCGACGAACCGCCGACCGCTCCTGACCGCAGCCACGCCGGTCGTGCCGGAACCCGCGAACGGATCAAGGATCGTGCCGGGCGGGCACACCTTCACCAGGGCTTCCATCAACGGCAGGGGCTTGCCCGTCGTATGCAGCTTGGGACCTCCGGCGGTTACCGAAGCGCGGAAGACACCCGGCTGGGTCGGACCGTCCGCATCGTGCCACGCTCCTTTCGAGCCCCAGACGACGAACTCCGCCTGCTGACGGAACCTGCCTTTTTGCGGCCGTGACGCCTCGGTCTTGTCCCAGGCGACAATCCCCCGCCAGGTGAAGCCGGCTGCCTGCAGCGCCGAGGTCATCACCGGGAGCTGTCGCCAGTCGGAAAACAAGAGCACAGGGGCGCCCTCGCGAAGGATCCGGCATGCCTGCGAAAGCCAAAGCGTCGACCATTGCAAGTAGGAATACTGGTCGCGGTTCTCGCCGGAAAACTCCGGGTAGAGCCCCGGCGAATTCAGATATTTGTCGTTCGCCCGGTCCTTGACCCGGTCCTTCGTATGCAGACCGCCAGAGGAATAGGGCGGGTCGGTGACGAGAGCATCAAATTCGCCCGCGCTCTGCTCGAGCAGCCAGGGAAGGGCGTCGACATTGTGAAGCTGCCAATGCATCACGGACATCCTGTCTTGACGCTCGGCGGGCGCTCGGGTTGGGGCTCGACAGGCCTCAATGAATTGATCGTGCCGCAACGCGGACACTTGATCTCGACGGTGCCACAGATGGCTCTGGCGGCCGCCCGCATCAAGAGACGCCGGCAGCTCGTGCAGCGGATGGACTCCACTCTCTACCTCAGATAGATCAACCCCGCTGCCGATCGTGATCCGGTCAGCAGAAGCGGCGGGGTCGCTGTTGAGGTCACTTGCAGCGTGTGGGGTTCGGTTGGCGCCATCTCCCCACGGTCCGGAAGTCGCATTCCGGGCTCCCCGCTCCTCCTATCGACGGGACGGATCGAGGCCGATCGTTGGTCGATTTCTAGCTGGCCTGCTCCCTTGTCTGGACCTCGATCGTGGTGATCCAGCCGTTTTCCGGCTCGATCTCGTGGGTGACACCGGACGCCTCCCACTCGATCCCGTCGATCGCCGCGCCGAAGCCGCTGCATTTCACGGGCGCGCCGGCAACCGCCTCCGGCCGGCCGGGTCCCTCGAAGCTGCCCGTGCCCGTGAACCGGGAAAGCTGCTGTGCCCGCGCCGCCGCGCCCTTCCTGGCCTCCGGGGCGGACGGCTGCGGATGCATGCCGGCGGTTCGGCCGCCCTTGCGACCCGTCGCGGCCTTCTCGTGTTTCAGCCGGCCCGCCCTGGCGTCGAACCAGGACATCTCGGCGCTCTCGACCGAGCTGCGTTCCTCGATCTCGACATCCCACGCATAGGAGGGATCGTGACGGATGGCGATCTCGGGCAGCCCCTTGCCGGTGCCGGACTTACCGCCGCCGCGCGCCAGGACGACCAGTCTGCCCGCCTGCGGCTTGACGATCGCGCCGACCTCGTCGGCCAGGTCCGAGGCGAAGTCGAGCGGACTCTGGTTCCATCGCAGCCGATACGGGATCTCGATCCCGTCTATGTCCGGGGCGACCACGGCCGGCACCCCGGCCTCGGCGGCGAGATCCCGGAAGATCCTGCCCGCCGTGCCGAAGCCATTGCTCGCATCATAGTGTTTTGAGCCGCTCGCCTTCATCCTGTCGATGAAGTCCGCCGCCCGGCACACCACTTCCATCGTCTCGCCCGCCTCCGGATCGCCGGAGAAGCGGACCCGGCTGACGGAATAGCTCCCCGTCATAGCCAGCGCGTCGCGCTGCCACCCGGCGCTGACCGTGTAGATCGTGCCCTTGGCCGGCGGCTCGAAGGGCGGAGCCGTGAACCGCAGCACCGCCTCGTCGCTCTCGTATCCGGCCTGGTCGGTGATCGTCACGCCGAGCAGGGTTGCCCCCCAGAGCGGGATCAGGTCGCGGCCGCCCGGTCCGACCACCATCACGATCGGCTTGCGCACGCTCATTCCCAGGGCCTCGCAAGCGCGTCGTCGGCGCGGATCGTCAGAACCGGCAGCCGCAGCACGGTGCCGAAGGGCAGCACGCCGGGGGTCTCCGTCCCCCGTCCGGCAAGCCCGGGATTGGCATCGAGCAGCAGTTCGACCGCGCCGTTGCCCTCCGCGCCATAGACCGCGCGCGCGATCCGGTCGATCCGTTCCTCGTCCTCGGTGACGACATAGGTTCCGACTGTCTCGTTCACGGCCGCCTCACACGAAGACCAGGCCGACTTCGGCCGTCAGCATCCGGCCCCGGCCGGTGAAAGGGTGCAGCCGCTCCTCGTCGACATAGAGATCGCGGATCACGACCTGGCCGAGCAATCGGCCGAGATAGTTGGCTTCAAGCCGGAAATAGGTGATCCGGTCCTGCCGGCGATGGTGGTTCTGGAGCCAGCCGAGCGCGTCGAGGCCGCCCAGGATGTGCGGCAGCGTCATCACCTCGATCCGCGACGAGTGCTCGCCGCGACCCGTCGCCTGATAGTCCATGCCGGTGAATGTCGCCCGCCCGGGCAGCCGCGTCTCGCTCTGGTCGGACAGGCGCTGCGGGTTGAGGCCGATCAGTTTCAGTTGGGCGGCGCCGATGGAAATGAGCGCGCTCATCAAACGAGGCTCCCCGTGTCGTGCAGCGCGCGGGCGCGCGCCGCGCGGATCGCGCGGTTCTGTTCACGGTTCACGGCGCGAGCCGTCCTCACCGGGTCCGCCCCCCCGTTGATCCGCTGGTTGATCGTCGTCGGGCCGACGCCCGCGCCGCCTCCGCGCGCCGATGTCGGCGAGGCCTGCGCGGCCGAGAAGGACGGTGTGATCGTCGGCGTCGCGGTGAACGAGAAGCGGGCCTTCAGCTCGTCGGCGATCGCGCCGGCCCGCTCCGCCTCGGCTCCAAGCGCAGTGGCGAACTCGCGGCCGGCCGACGTGCCGGCCGCACCCAGCGTGCCCGTCATCTTGTCGAGCTTCGGCTTCGGCAGGGGAACGGGGACGCTGGCGCCCAAGGGCAGCCCAAGATAGCGTTGAAGCGCGAGGCCGGGATCAGCCAGGTCGTCTTGTGGGAAGGGCGAGACTGCCGGTTTCTTCTCGCCGGTGCGGCCTAGCAGCCAGGGCACAGCACCCTTGTTCCAGTAGCGGTCATAGACCCGCGCCTGGGGAAAGGCCATGATGCCGTCTTCGGCCAGATTGTTCATGGCGCCGCCGGTAGCGTTGAGCAAGTGAGACGCCCCGAGCGCATCCAAGACGGCGCCCAATCCACGCATGGTGCCCCAAAAGCCGTTGGACAGCCGATCGATGGAGGCCTGCGAGTCGTTCGTCACTCGCCCAAAGCTTTCTTCCGTGGTGCCGGCCGCACCTTGCATGCCGTCCCGATACCGGGCACGCCCACCGGGATCCGCCAAGAAGGCCATGGCTGCAAGCCTGGCCTCCTTGTCGGTGAACAACTGCGTCAGGCTTGTCGGATCCTTTTTCAGTACCCTTTGCGTCAGTTCAATCGCGGCAGCCACGGGATCCTCTCCTTGTGCCACTGCCGTATCGACGGTGCGCTTCAGGTTGAAACCCCTGTCGGAGAAGTTCTTCTGCGTCGCCTCACTGAAAATTTTTGAATAGAAATCGGTGAGCCTCGTTGCGGCTTCCTCGCTCGTGCCCGACTTGTCTCGAACGGTCTGGAGATCGGCGGCAACTTGCTGCAGGCCACCCAGGCCAGAGTACCCAAGTTGGCTTGCCGCGAGGGGGAGAAGCGACGGCAGATAGCGGGCCATATCCTCGACCTCGAACTTGCCCATACGCCCGCCGGTGATGATCGTATCGGCCGCCAATGGCACCTGAGCCGCTCCAATACCCATGCTGTCCTGGGTCGCTTTCAGCGCTGTGGCCATTTGGGCGGATGGAGTGCCGGAAGACATGGCCGCCTTGAGTGCCGTTGGCAACATCGACAGGGCCTCGTCGAAGCTCTCCACACCGGCCGCCACAATGTCCTCCAGGCCGGCCACGGCCTGTTCATGCGGTATGCCGAGATCCGTCGCCATCTTGCGTACGCGGCTTCCGACCCGTCTGGTTTCTTCCTCCGAAGCCCCGACATTCATACCAAGCACGGTCATGCGGCGATCTGCACTCGCGAACTTTCGAAACCCCTGGACAGCCGCCAGCCCAGCTGCGGCAACGCCAGCGCCGGCCGCCGTCGCGCCACCCGAACCGAGGGGCACGTAAGCTCCCATCGGTGTCCTGTCATAGAGCGCTTCCGCCGCCCGCTTCCTGCCCTCTGCCCGTCCGTCGACACCTGAGCCGCCGCCAGTTCCGCCAGGCGACCTGGTCCCTCCGGAAGGCGTCTGACCGGATGCCTTCCGGAACCTGTCCAGCCTCGTCGATGCATCGTCGATCGTCTTCCCGAGGGATTTAAACTCGGCCTCGACCCGGTTCGTGGTGACCGTGTCGACGGCTTTCAGGTCGCTCATGGCGGCGCTGATCTTTGCGCCGAGTTGATCCGACACGCCTGCCAGAGACCGGAGTTCACCCTGAACCCGATCGGTACTGATGCGGTTCAGGTCGCGTAATCGATCCCCCGGCACCTTCAGCTTGATGCTGAGCTGGTCGCTCGCGGTCCTCAACGCGCCGAGTTCGGACGTGACCCTATCCGTCGTGAGCCGGTTGAGTGCACGCATCTTGTCGGCGGGCAGCTCGAGCGCCTTTCCGGCGTCGCGCGCGCGCCGCGCCACGTCGCCCAGTTCGCGGTCGAGGCCGGCGCCCGTGCGGCGGTTCAGGTCGTCGGCCGCCTTTCGCAGCGCCTTCAGGTCGCGCTCGGCCTTGTCCGCTTCGCGGGACAGCTGGTTCTGGAGGCGAAGACGGACGGATACGTCGAAATCGTTCATCGCGCGTCTCTCATCTTGCCGGCGGACCGCCCCGTCCGGACATCAGCCCGAAGGTCTCGGCATGGACGCGGTCCGCCTCGCGCCACCACAGCAGGCACTCGTCCCAGTCCATCGCGAGCACGTCGGCGAGCGGCGTGTGCAGCATGGCGGCCACCCTGGCGACGATCGCGCGCCAGTCCGGCAGTTGGGCGGTCAGCCGCCCTCCGTCCGGAAGGCGCGGGGCAAAAAATCGTAGGCCTTGCCGATCACGGCCTCGCCGTCATCGTCCACGAGGCCGCGCAGCACCGGCGCCGGCAGCCCGGTCATGACGGCATAGACATCGTAGAGGTCGAACCCCGTCGAACCGGCGCGCGCGGTGAGCTCGGCGACCTGCGCCACCGTGAGCTTGCGCACCCGGATCTCGCACACCTTTCGCCCGTCCAGGCGGAACGGATGGTCGAGCGGCACGATGGCCACGAGCTTCTCCAGCGACAGGAAGTCCAGCTCCGCGACTTGCGGGGGCGCGGGTTGCGCCTTCCCCTCGGCCGCCTCCGTTGCGGGCGTGTTGTCGAGCGCGTCGGTGAGTTCCTCCGGCGGCAACGGGATCTCGGAGATGTCGACGGCGAGCGGATCGGTATTGCTTGCGCGGGGACCGGTCATGTCCGCTCCCTCACGCCGCGATGATGCGGTTGTGGTCGGCGGCGTAGTCGACCCCGTTGATCACCAGGCTGTTGGCGAAGAAGTCGAAGACGTGGATCCGCTTGCCGTCGACGATGTCCTGGTAGGAGACGATCGAGGAGACCTCGTATTCGGTCTGGCCGCCGCGCTTGCCGCTCACCTGCGGCTGGCCGACCCGTCCGACGAGCCCCTTGAGGATCACGACGCGCCCCTTGTTGACCCCGCTCTGGATGTCGCGAAGCCGCTCGTAGTAGTAGAACGTCGTCCAGTCGCCGGCCTCGCGGCCGAACAGCGAGCGGATGTCGTCATGAGCGCCGTGCAGCGAGAACGGCGCCGTCATCGGTTCGATCTCGCCGGGATGCGAGAAGTTGAACCAGCCGCCGCCCAGCGTGATCGTGTCCTGCGCGCGATTGAGGTCGGGCAGCTTCACCGTCGCGAGCCGCAGGCGCTGGTTCAGGGTGTCGACGTACCAGTTGGCGCCGTAGATGATCGAGTCCATGTCGGTACCTCCTTAGGCGCTTACGCGGATGTTGGGATCGCCGAGAGCCTCGAGCGCCGCCGCGATGTTCTCGGCGAGCAGGTCGAACGCCTCCGGCTGGGGTTCGGTGTAGATGCCGAGGTCGACCAGGTCCGGCGTCTCCTCGAAGCGCAGCTTGACGCGCAGGCCGCCGTCGCGCAGCAGCGTGTTCGGGTTCAGCTTCCGGTCCCAGATGACCTCGTAGCCGATCAGCGCGCCGAGTGCCTGCCGCTCCGCGCAGGCCTCGGATATGGTCTGGTAGATCAGCGTCGCCAGATGCGGCCCGAGATCCTGCGCGTTGTACTTGCGCATCGCCCGCAGGAAGGCCTTCTCGATCGAGCGGCGGGTGCGGATGCGCTTGATCGAGCGGTAGTCCCGCACGGTCGGGTCGGTCGCGGTCGAGAACGGCGCCCAGAGCAACTTGTTCTCGATGATCGTGCCGACGCCGGCCTGGGCGAGGAAATTGCTGTCGGAGGTCGGATCGCCGTCGCGGTGACTGACCCGCGTTGCGACGCCGCGAATGCCCTTGAGCGGGCGGTTCCAGGCGGCCTTGTACGGATTGCCCACCTCGGCATCGCGGCGCAGGATCGCCGCCGCCCAGGACGTGGACATCGGCGCGACCGCATCCGCGCCGTTGCGCCAGACCCGCACCTGCGGCCAGCCCATCATGATGTTGAGGGAGGTGGCGAAGTCGGCGGCGGCGGAGGCGGCTTCCTCGCGGGTGGTTCCGGCCGCATCGCCGATCGCCATGCAATCGATGATCTTGTCGCAGATCGCGTCGGCGGCCGTCAGAACCGGATTGGCGGCGTCTCCCGGCCGTTGCGAGGTGAAGCCCGGCGAAAGCAGCAGGCCCGGCTCCAGCCCGGTCTCGGAGAGCGCCTCGAGCGCCGCCCAGATGCCGGTCTTCAACGCCGCGTCGCCGGCGATGTGGCCGAGCTGCGCCTCCTCATCGACGCCCTCCTCGCAGCGCGAGAAGATGATGTCGGTGGAAATCCCTTCCGACGCGATCTGGGTAATGGCGTCCTTGGCAGCTCCGTCGCCCAGGAGCGTGATGGTCTCCGCATCCTCGGTCGACACGACGATCGGCTTGTGCATCTCGATCGACGGATCCGCGTTTGGCGCCGGCAGGCACATGAATGCGTAGGTCTGGCGCGCGTTGATCGAGGCGATCGTCGGCGTCAGATCTGAGAAGACGCGGACGCCGACATTCGGGACGGTAGCGCTCATGGCGAGCCTTTCGCTGCTGGTGAAGATCACTCAGCGGCTAGGATCGGCCGAACCTATGCGGGAACGGGGCTGACGGGCGTCAGCCATTCTTGAGATGAGGGAGGGAGGAGCTTCGAAGATCCTTCGAAGCGCTCTTCACGCTGCCATGAAACCGCTCCTCTTGACAACGCGCGGTTTAAAGATCCGCCGCCGCGAGCCAGAGCGCGTCGACCTGCGCCGCCGGCAGTTCGAAGGCTGCCGCCATCTGGTCGATGAGAGTGTGGTGGCGGTCATAGGCCGAGGCATATTCCCATTCGACCAGGGCGCAGGCCCGCTCGGTCTCGTCGGCGATCGCGGCGATCTCGGTCTCGACCATGGCGGGCGTGATGCCGATGTTGAGCAGCATCAACCGGCACTGGCGGGCGGTGATCGGCGGCAGGACCGGTGCCGGCTCCTGCCATGCCTCGGTGTTGAAATCCCACACCGCGCGGCCGTCCGCGGGCGGGTGCGGAACCTCGATCCCGCCTGGGGGCGGAACCAGCTCCGGCGAAACGGTCTCGACCAGCGGCGGCTGCTCGACCAACTCGCCGGTCTCCGGGTCCGGGACTGGCGGCTGCGGGACGAGAACCTGATATGACGGTGCGGATGTGACCGAGCCGAGATTGGTGCCCTCGGCGTTGACGAAATACTTGGTGATCATGCGAAGGCCCTCAGCCTGAAGTTCCAGTTCGCGTTCGTCAGACCGACCGAATTGCCGTTGTCCGGACGAGTGACGAAGTACACGGAGGCTGCGTTGCTGAACCGCACGGTGACCGTCGTCGCGTCAGCCTTGATCGAAGGCCCCTGGTAAGCCGACACGCCATCTGCCGTCGGTCCCGAGAGATAAATCACGTCGCCGACCGCGAAGCCGTGCTCGGCCGTCACGCACTGCAACTGCGTCTGGATGATCGCCGGGACTTCGCCCAACCCATGGTCAAGAGACAGCAGGCCGGCAGTCGTGATCGGGTGGAGACCGGAGTTGTAGGCGGGTCGGCGCAGCGGCGCGTTGCCCTCGTGGAGATACTTGTGAACCCCGGCGCCCTTATAGAGTTCGCCATCGGGGCCCATCCGAAACATGTCGACATAGTCCGTTCCGTCGTTCTTCGCGAAGCTCAGGCTGTAGCCGCCGGTCTTGAGCATCCAGCGCGCATCAACCACGCCGTCGCCGATGACGACATGCGCCTGGCCGATCTCGGTGCCGAGCGTTCCGACCTCGAACACGCCGGTCGCGTAGTTGCCCCGGAATACCCGCGTAAGAGGGTTGCCGGCCGCGTCGAAGCGGATGAGGAAGAAGTTGCCCACCGTGTCGGTGCCGAACTCCCACCGCCGCACGTTCATCTCGTTGGAGATGCGAAAGACCCGAAAGCTTCCATCAACGCCGAGCAGGTTCACCGCTTCAGGGATGCTCAGCGGCCCTGTCAACTGACCGCCGCTCAGCGGCAGAAGCGCTGCGAGCGCCGCCTCAAGGCCGGTGACATTGGCGATCGCGTGCGTGTGCTCCTTTGGCGCAGGCTCGCCGCCAATGCCGATCGTGCCGCCCGCCTGTGTGGTGAGCGGCCGGCCGACCGGTGCCCCGGCGATCGACACGTCCGACAGGCCGGCCAGCGTGTGGTTGTGGGCCACCGCCGCCTTGCCGTCGAGCGCGGTCACAAGGCCGGTGATCTCTGTGATGGTGTGTCCGTGCGACACCGCCGCCTTCGTCGCCAGGGCGGCGAAAAGCGCGGCGACGTCGCCGTCGATCGCCGCGAAGGCGTCGATCAACCGCTGCACGTCCTCATTCACCTTGTTGGCGGCATCCGGCAGCGGGTAGTGCCGGTTCGGGGTCGTGTTGGCGACCATGTTCGTTCCCTCAGATGGTTGCGACGCGGAGATCCGCGAGCGACGGACGCGCGGCCGGCCCGCCGGTGAGCGTCAGGCGGACGCGGGTTTCGACTCCCCATGCCGGCTGCGGGTCGAGCGGGTCGATCTCGTGGCTCCGGTCCACCCATCCGCCAGCTTCGAGCACCTCGGTCGACCGGAGCGGGATCGCCTCCCAACCGCCGTCGCCCTTCTGGAGTTCGACCGTGAGACCGGACCCGGAGGGCAGAAGCGATTTGAGGCGCACGGGGACGCGCGCCGCCCCGGAGACCGTGAAGGCGCGCGAGACATATGTGGCGGTGTCGCGAAGGCTGCCCGCGATGAGCTGGACGCCGGGAAACAGCGTCGGGCTCGCCGTCCCGGTGCCGGTCAGCACTGCGAAGACAACGACCGTCTCGGTGACCCGTTCGCTCAGCTCGAGCACCTGGCCGGGCGCCACGCGCCAGATGCCACCGCCCGGCCGCTCGATCTCGAAGACGACCGAGCACTCGGCCGTCGGCAGATCGACGACGGCCCGGACGATCAGGTCCGTGCAGTCGACAAGATCGACCTGACCGAGCGAGATCCGCTTCGCCGTCGGCGCGAACCGTGCGGCGTTGAGCGTGAAGGTCAGGTCCTCGTCCTGATGCGCTGACCAGGTGCGCGCGTTGCTCGAGGAGAGCATGACGCCCACGGGGTACGGCTGCGCGGTCACCCAGGACTGCGCCACCCCGTCGAAGGCCCCGACCTGTGCCGAGCTGATCGAATGGCCGGCATCGTCGCTCTTGACGATGAAGCAATATTCCTGGCCTGCCGCCAGCCAGAGCGGCTCCGGCAGGGCGATGACGGTCGGCTGGTCGATCACAATGCCGCTCATCTCGACATATGCCTGGCTGAGGATCTCGGCCGTGGGGAGCCCCTGCGAGCAGGTGCGAATTTCCAGCAAGAGCGGGTTGCCCGGATCGCCGATAGCGCAGACGCGCAGCGTGACGCTTGCCAGATGCCGGCCAGCCGTGCCGGCCGGCAGGACGAAGGTCTGTGCCAGGGGATCGGCTCCGCCACCGCCCGGCGGTTCGTTGCCGAAGTTCACAAGCGAAACCGGGGGATCGCTCCAGCGGGTGACCGTGGTGACCTGGCGCATGACCGTTACCTCGATCCGCCCCTCGCCGACGAAGAGTGCCGACGCTTCCGTGCCCGACGCTCCGACCGCGCGCACCAGCTTGCGGCCGGCCGGATAGGTCTCGGCCGCGATGACGATGGTGCCGGAGATCTCGCCATTGCCATCGGCGACGACGCCCACGGGCGTCACGTCAACGCCGTCGAAGGTCAGTTCCTCGAGCGCCTCGCCGGCCCCGAACCCCCGGATCGTGTAGGCGACATTGATCGGGCGCAGGAACTCGGCCAGCTCTTGCCGCTCGTCGACGATATCCGTCGTCGTCGTGGTGCGGGACCGGTTGCCGGCGCCGAACACGGCTGTCTGCGCGGAAGCCCATTCGGTGCGCGTCTCGACCCACTGGTCGATCGCCGGGTCAAGCGTCAGCTCGGCCGGGATAGGCAGGAAGTTGGCGTAAGGATTGACCAGCCGGCAATGGGTCACGAGCCCTTGCGAAATCACCGGTTCGGAGGTCCAGTCGAGCAGCACCGGGCGGACAGGCCCGAGCCGGTGGATCGTCGGATCGATGGCCAACTGGCACGAGCCGTCGAACAGGGCGGCATCCTGGGCGATGCCCGCGTCCCTCCAGCGATCGGAGGTGAACGGATCGACGAAGACACCGCGCTTGGCGACCGGTTCGCGGCTGTCGATGTCGCGGCGCAGGCGCTCCAACGCAACCAGGTCGTAGAGGTCGACCATGCGCTTGTAGATGTGATCGACATCCGCCATGCCATAGGCGCGCACGCCGCTGTTGACGATCGCCGGAGTACCGCCCCAGGTGTTGCGGACCTCGGCCAGCGGCAGATGGGCCGCCGGCGCTGCCGGCGGCACGGGACGCGACCGGCTGGACAGGCCCTCGATGTAGACGGCACGGCCTTCCTGGTCGAGACAGATCAGGTCGGTGCGCGGCAGCTTGTAATCGTAGGTCAGCAGCACCTCACCTCCGGTGACGCCGCCAGCCAGCGTTACCGTGCCGTCGGTGGTCGCGACGGGCGCGACCGCATCGCGGTAGCGATAGGTCACCTGATAGCTCGAGCCCGGCGCCGGCTCGGCGCCGCCTGGCGTCCAGTCGACCCGATCGGCGTTGAGGATGTAGTCGGTGCCGGCCGTGTAGACCGTGCCGCCCTGGCGCACCTCGACCAGCGCCGTCACGCTGTCCTGTGACAGCAGGTCCATGGAGCCCACGCTCGGCCCGTGCGTCACCGCCTCGGTGGTTTCCTTGGTGACCAGGGCGGTGACCAGATTGGCGAGCGGGGGAAAGCGCAGGGAGAGCACCGCCGTGCCCGTGCCGCCATCGGCAAAGCTGTGCTGCTCCGCATCGATCCGGCCGGTATCGAAGGTCTCGGCCACGGCCAGGCGCAGGGACGCGCTGCGCGTGCGCTTGAAGCCGTTGATGTTGGCGACACCCTGCTCGATGACGAAGACCTGATCGCCCGCGATGCGGCCGAGTGCGGCGACGCGGCAGCCGGAGACCACATAGGAGCCGTTGGCGTCCCGGTCATAGCCGGCGATCGCCTGGAGCGTGACGGAGAGTTCGACCGGCGCCGTCTGGTCGAGCGCCACACCGTCCTTGACGAGATAGACCGGAAAGAGGTCGCCGGGCTTGCCGTCGCCGGCCCGGCCCCAAGAAAGGCTCTCCTCGATCCGCGCCGCGCCGGCCTCGCCCTCGGCCGCCGTGCCCGGTGCAAGCCCAAGGAGATCCGGGTCCTGCTCGTGGGTGACCACCTGGCGCACCAGCCGCACGCCGATGGTGACTTCACCAGCCATCGGCACGCTTGCCAGCGTTGCCGCCGCGACCGGCCGCACGTCGCCGGCCGCGTAGATCCTGCCGGCCTCAAGGATCACGCCGCCGGCGTCCGTGTCGACCACGATGCCGGCGCCGGAAATGCGATCGCCATCGCGGGCGGACAGGCCGCCGGCCCGGGCGATGCGTCCGCGCAGGATCGACTGCGCCTCGTTCAGCTCCGCGCCCTGGAGGAAGTTGCCCTCGCGAAACACGACATCGGTGATCTCGGGCTTGGCGCTGGAGCGGTCATAGGCGCCGGAAACGAGACTGTGTTCGAAGGCCATTTGAACCTCATGTGAAGCGGACGAGAAGCCCGACGCGCTCGCGCACGGTCTCCCCGAAACGAATGTCGACAGGGGCGCGGCCGACGGCCGCGAAGGGCGTGTGGATCTTGGCCGGGCCGAGCCAGAGCTTGCCCGGCGAAAGCGGATCGATCGGTGCGGCACCGACGAGCAGGCCGACCTCGACCGCACGCGCGTTGATGCCGGCCTCGGCACCGTCGCCGAAGTCCGTCAGCGCGATCGCGGCGAGAGCCTCGCCGTCCTCGCCGGGCGACCAGCCCTGGCCGAGCAGGGTGTAAAGTCCGGCGGCGCCCGTCGGCTCCACTTGCGCGAAGGTGCGGCAGCGGCGGGCACCGATCAGCGCGCCGCCCGAATTGTAGAAGCCGAGATAGGCGCCCATGCCGCCGAGCGCCGCCGCCATCTGCCGGACACGCGCGCCGGCCGAGCCCAATTCCGCCCAGGTGTCGGTGACCGTCGACCAGGCAACCGGCAGGTCGGCCCATGCGAGCGACCCGGACCCGTCGTCGGCAATCCAGATGCCGAGCGCTTCAAGCTCGGCCTGGGTGAGTGTCACCTCCGCCTCGTGGGTGCGGCCATAGGACCATTTCGGGCCGGCGAGATCGCCGGTCGCCACGACATGCACGCCGCTGTCGTCGCCGACGATGCACCCGGAAAGTCGCGTCCAGGAGCATTCGGCGGCCGCGATATCGTAGCCATGGACGCCGCGCCGGAAGCGCGAGCGCACCGGCTGCGAGAGCCGCGCAATGCCGTCGATCCGCACGAGATCCGCCTCGCTGTCCCGGACCCGGTCGAGATCGAGCTGATAGTCGGCCCAGGCGAGCCGGCGCGCGGGCGGGTCGACCAGCTCGGCCGAGTAGCCGACGAAGCCGAGGCCCATTGCCATGCCGGCATGGGTGCCGCGCAACCGCTCCCAGGCAATGCCGTCCTCGAGCAGCTCGAAGACATTCGGCACGAAGGGCGACAGCGCGCCGAGGCCGTACTCATACACAAGCCACGGGGCAAGGTTCGGTTGCGGGTTGACCAGCTTCCATCCGGGGATCGCATCGACGCCCGGCGCGATCCGGTCGGCGATGTCGGCGCCGGTCAGGTCGAGTGCGCGCTCGAGCGGCGTGGCATTGGTGGGGAGGAGAGACTCAGCCATGATCGCCCCGACGGAACCGAGGGAGGATCATATGGACAAGCTTCCGGACGCGGCAGAAAGGCAACTTCGGCAGCTTGCGGCCGACATTGTCGATCTCAAGACGGGCGGAGTTTTTGCCGCTCTGCACCTGCTGATCACCGACCAGTACCGGATCCTGCTCGACAAGGGTTTGATAAGCCTTGAGGAGATCGAGCGGCGGATGGCGATGCTGGATGCGATGGCGGCCGGCATGAAGGAAGGTGCTCCGGAGACGGCGGACCAGATCACGCAGGCGACCATGTTTCTGCGGCACGGGCTCGGCATCAAGGGTCCTGGCGCACGCCAGTAGCACGGCGAGCTTTTCGCGGCCGGCGGCGATGCGATGCCGAAGATCGATCTCACGCAGCACGTGGGCCGTCACAAGCCGCGCCACCGGATCGCGGTCCCAATCGATCGATGTCATCGGCCGCGCCCCCCGTCGATGATCTCGATCCCGCCAATGCCGATGGCTTCATGCGGCTGCGCGACCAGATCCTTGTCGGGATAGGTCACGCTTACGCGCGTCACGCCGGGGATCATTGCCTTGGAAATCAGCCAGGACGTGGTCAGGTCGAGCCCGAGCAGGTTTTCCGTCTCCCAGGCCGAGCGAACGGCCGTCGCTACTTGCGCAAAGAGGGCGTCCGGCGCATCGGGCGCAAGCCGCACAGTCAGTGCAACATCCGTCACTGTGCGGATCGCCGAGACGACCTCGAAACGATCGGAGACGACACGGATCTCCGGTGCTTCAAGCGCCGCCCGCACAGCGTCGAGAAGCTCCCAGGGCTTGGGCGAGAGATCGTCGGTCAGCACCGCGACGCGCACGGTCGGGTCGCGCCCCTCCCGCCAGATCGCCACGTCGCGGACCTGCACCGAGGCCGCCATCGCGACGGCCTTGTAGCGCTCCAGCGGCCCGCCGGCCGATCGGCCAAGGATGGTCAAACTGACCCGCTCGCGCACCCGCGCGTCGGGCTCATCAAGAAGCCGTGTCACGTCGTAAAAGGCCGCGAGATGATCGAGGTCCGACGTGCCGGCAAAGGCCAGAAGGTTGGCGCGGGCGGCATCGTTGACCCGTGCACGGAGCAGCAGCTCGCGATAAGCGAAGGCCTGGCACAGGATCATCACCGGGTCGGTCTCCAGCGCGCCGACATCCCAGGTAATACCAACCGCGGCAAGGCGCGCTTGCGCATCCGCGACGATCGCGGCGAGCAGCTGCTCGAAGTCGAGCTCTTCAAGGATGGCGGGCGGCGGAAGATCGGGGCGGGTCATGTGTTTGCTCCTTCGCCGGAGCGAAGGGCCATCAACGGCACCGCCGCTGTAACGGCTTCCTCGAAGTCGAAGATCCCGAACCTGCCTTCCGGATAATAGATGCCGGAATGGCGCAGACCCAGCGCGCCGGCGCTGGTCAGGTTCACCAATTGCATGGACGTGATCCTGTATTCCGGTTCCCAGGCATGCGCCGCGACGGTGAGGTCGGTGTAGAGCTGCAAGGCCAGCGCCGGCGTGATGTCCTCGCCAAGCCTGGAGAAGAGCTCCGACCCGAAGCCGAGCCGCATGACGCGGCTGTCCAGCCGCGTGCTCCAGATCGTCTCGAGGCTCTGGACGACATGGGGCCATCCCCGGAGCGGTTGACCCGTGCGGGCGTCAAGCCCGGTGCGATAGCGCAAGCCTCTCATCAGTCGATCGCCCGCACTTTCGAGGATCCTTCGACGATCTCCCAAAGGCCCGCCGAGGATCCGGTCTTCACCCTTACCTTGTCTCCGATGCGCGCGACCTTCTTGCCGCCCTCGCCGCCGAGATGCACGTCGGGGCTTTCGACCAGGACCTTCGGAGCCTTCACCCGGACGTCGCCGCCGCGCAGCTCGACCCTGACGTCCTCGCCGAAGGTCCAGACGGCTTCGTCCTCCTTCTCGGAAGGCGGTCCGTTGTCGTCGTCATAGGTGGCCCAGACCGCGATGCTGGCTGTGCCGATCGTTCCGGACGGCGATTGCAGCATCATCTGTTCATTGTCGGCCGGAACCGCATGCACCTTCAGCCGACCGGCACCGGGCTCCTGCCATCGCACCGGCGGCGACAGGATCGGTTGTCCGTCCGCGTCCTCGCCGAGCTCGAGCCGCACGGTGCGTGCCTGTATGTCCTGGCTGCCCGGATGCACCTTGCCGACAAGTGTGTTGCGCGCGAGGCGTCCGGACAGCTGGTTCAACTGCCTTCGCAGGATCCGCAGTTCGACCGCCGCGAGAGAGGTCACGGGTTGCCTCCCTGGTCGGCCTGGTCGATCAGCGCCTGTATCTCCGCCGGGATGGCATCCTCGTTTTCGAACTTGAGGCCCGGTCGCGGATCGTCGGTGTCCGGCAGCACGAAGGCCGGCGTTTCGCCGCCAAGGAAATCGGCACCGAGATCGATCAGGCCTTGCGTCCAGGTGACGGCGTAGTAGGCGGTTCCCTTTTCGTAGGCTGTCGCCGTGAACATCGGTTTCAGCTGCGGACCGGGATTGCCGGCCGGTGGCGTCACGCGCGCCAAGCCCCAACTGGACAGGTCCGGATCGTGCAGCACCCTCAGCAGATGCGAGCCGATCGCATGCGCGACGACGTCCCGGGCGACGCGCCTGCGGCCGGTAAGATCCGCATAGTCCTCGGCAACGATGTAGGCGGCCCAGTCGATCGGCGTGACATAGGAACCGTCCACCTCGCGCGGGGCCTGCACCCTTGACCAGCCGAGCGCGACGCCGGGCGCCGCCACGACCGCGCGCTTGACCACGTCGTAGATATCGATCTTGCCCGGATGCGCGATGACCCGGATCCCTTCGAACTGGCTCGCCAGGCCGGCGACAATAGCATCTCTCAAGGGGATCATGCGGTCGGCGGCGATCAGCTGCTCCACGGACAGCGCCATCAGCGACCTCCCCCAAGACCGAGAAAGTCGGTGATGACCTCCAGGATCTCTTCGCGGTTGTCGTCCGAGATGCCGACGAACGGACGTGCGGGGATGGTCACCTCGTCCACCAGAACGAAACGGCCCGCGATAGTGAAGGCGAGCTTTTCGGCCTCGCGCGGCACGATGGTCATGCCGTCCTGGTGGACATGTGCGAATTCCCAGGTGGCGCCCCATTCGGCCATCTCGGCCGACGCCTGGCTGGCGATGCTGTCGAGCAGGTTGCGGCCGGTTTCGCGCAGGATCGGCGTCTCGGCGATGTTGTCCGGCCAGGCCTCGCCCGAAGGCGAGGTCTTCTCGCTTTCGATGCGCCGCCGCGTCTGGCTTTCGCCGACGCTCGCCAGCACCTCCATCATTACGGCTGGTTCGAAGTCGCTCAGCGGCCGGAGCCGCATGATGGCCTCGTCCAGTCCATCGACATCGATGACGACCGACGTGCTCATGACAGGCCACGCAAGCGGTCGCGGGTAAAGACGCGCTCGGGGACGTCGACCAGGACTTCGTTCGGCGAAGTCGGCCCGCCGATGGCCGGATCGTCGCCGGCCGAACCTCCCTCGAAGGACAACCCGCCCTTGCCCGACGCGATCGCCTCGAGCCGCTTGATCGCGGCCTCGTAGCGCTCCTTGATGCGTTCGTTCGAACGGGCGAACGACAGGGCAACCCGGTAGAGCGCCACGTCGATCGTGTAGAAGCGCAGCGTGTCGAGGCTTTCAGCGTCGAGCCGCGACAGTTCGGGCGAGCTGTAACGGGCCTTCAGGATCGCGCGGACCTCGGCGCTCGCGTCGGCCAGCGCGGCTGTCACGCGCCCCGTGTCCACCACGCCGGTGTTCTCGTCGGCGGCGAGCAGGATCAGTTCCGCAGGATGACGGGCATCGATGTCGTCGATCGTGGCGTAGGGCTGCACGTCCTGGTCCTCCGGGTGGCCGGTTTGCGGGGCGGGAGCCCCTACCACGCGCCGTCGACGGCCTTGGCGCGCTTCAGTTCGGCGAACTCGGTTTCAGTGAGAAGCAGAGGCGTGCCCGGCGGCATCAACATGCCGTCCCGCCACACATGGCAGAGCGCGGAATGCTCCCGCCGCGCCGGCCCCTCGCGCCGCTTGTCGCCGGCATCGTTCGGAGCGTCGCGGCGTTCGGTCCCGGTCGCCGGAGCCGATGCGCCGGCGTCCGACGTATCGACGCCCTCCGCCTCGTTTGGGGCGCTCGCATCCTGCGCAGCGACCTGATCGGACGCCTCGTCGGCTTTCGCACTCGCGCCACCTTCGGCGGCATGCCCGTCCCGAGTTTCCTCTGCGGCGGCCGAAGTCCAGGCATCCGGACCCTCGTCCGTGGCATCGGGCTTGGGATTTGTCCGGGTGTCTTTCGGTTTTGCGGTTCGACGTGCCATCTCGGGCTCCTTTGCCGGAAGGAAGGGCGGGTGGCGGGCTGAACCCCTTGTTGATCAAGCCAGATCTCAACCGTCCCAAGGCCTTTCGGCGGGGACGATGCCGGGAGCCTCGCGAGCCGTACCGGACCACCCTCTGGGTATTCGCTTGCCGCTGTTCGCCTCCGGCCCCTTGCGGGTTCGGTCCAGAGACGGGGCTTCGGAGTTGCGGTCCCGTGACCGGGACATCCCTCTCTCGCGGCGCTCCCCGCCGGTATTCGATCGGATGCCCGTCAGATCGGGTTCTGGATCAGATAGCCGACATCCTTCGCGACGATCTCTTCCTTGACCCGCTCGCCCGAGCGGATGCGGAAACCGCCCTCCAGTCCGACATCCTCGTCCTCGATCCGCCCGGCGATGCGCGTGCCATACTGAGCGGTGAAGCCGAAGGTGATCTCGCCCGTCGGCCGTGCCGTGGGGTCGATGTAGAGCGCCGCGATGCTGTTGCCCCAGGCACGCGCGAGCACCGCCTCCTGGCCCGGCCGGGCCGTGTTGACGAACGCCTCGCCGACGAGCACGTCGCGGATGCTGAGCAGTTCGGCCAGCTGCTGGGGTGTGATCATGCCCTCGTTCGTCAGGTTGCCCTTGACCGCGTTGACCAGCTTCGGGTGCCGCTTGATCTTCGACCAGACCGGCTGGCCCATGACCAGCGTGTTGGCCCGGTAGACCAGCGTGCCGTCGATCGCCGCGTCCAGGACGCCGATCGGATCGGAATTGGCGTAGTCGGAAAGCTTGTCGGTGCCCGCCAGGGCAAGACGCCGCGACGCGGCATAGGTGTTCGGGTCCTGAAGGCGGGTCGCGACGCGCACTTCACGGTCGAGTTCGACCAGCTTGGTCAGCATCATCGTCGCGTGCTGCTCGGGATCGAAAGTGGAAAGGTTCTGCGCCCGCGCGTCCGCCGCCGCCGTGATGTCGCTGTTCGGGATCGGGGTATCGAGACCGTAGTCCTCGACCGAACTTGTCTTTTCCGTTCCGGAGAATGTGACCTGGTTGACCTGGCCGAGGCGGCCGACCTTGGTCGACGGGATCGTGAAGGCCTCGGCAAGCGGGTACTCGGTCCACTTGAAACTTTCGCCGGAAACGTCGAAGCGCGGCAGGACGCGGTCCGCGATCAGCGTCTGGGCCGGATTGGAATAGCCGATCGCGATCGCGGTGAGGACCGGATCGACGACGAAGGGGCGCCTGGGTGCCATGGTCAAGCCTCGCTTGAAGTGCCGGATCAGGCCGGCGTGTTGATGATGCCCGGCACCACGAGGACCGGGATGATGTCGTTCTCGACGCCCTCGTCGAGCGCGATGACCGCATAGCGGATGATGCTGCCAACGACCGGAGCGGCGACGACGCCCTTGCCGTCGGCATCGGCGGTCAGCGGATCGCCGGCATCGACGGCACCGCCGAGCCGGAGTTCGGCCAGGCCGGAAAGCGTGACGTCGAGCATGCCGCCGGCATCCGCCCCGAGCGGCGTCGACACGCCAATGGACGGCGCCGTCGCGCTGGCGGCCGCCGCCACCTCGGCGCCGGTGCCGGTGAAGGCGACGATCCGATGACCGGCGGTTTCCGTGCCCGCCCGATAGGATTTGATGAGAGAGGTGGTCACGCGTTGCCCTCCTTGACCATGTTGACCGCATCGGCGATCGAGATCTCGACGCCCCGCGCCCGGTTCTCGGCGACCAGGACACGCGCCTTCGCGGCAAGGGTCGCGGGATCGAGCGACGTTTCCGTTTCGGGCCTGCGCTGGTCGAGACCGGAGGCGGCGAGGCTCGCGGGCGTTGCCTCGAGCAGCTTCCTGACCGAGGCAAGCCCTTCCTCGGATGCACACAGCGCCACGTAGTGGTCGCGCTGTGCCGGAACGATCTTCTTGGCGGCCAGGGCGCTTTCGATCAGCTCGTCGACCTGACCGCTGCGAACCGCTGCCTGGAGAGCCGCGAGCTCCTCGCTCTTCGTCGACAGACTGGCGAGCGCCTCGTCATGAACGGCCTTGGGGACGGTGTTGGCCTTCAGTGTGGTGATGGCGGCAAGGCAGGCTGCCTCGTCCGCCCCCTCGTCCAGGCCGAGGGCGGAAAGAACCGACTTCATGGATGTCTCCTGATATGGCTCGAGAACGGGACCGATGGCCGATGCGACCGCCGGCAACGGCAGGGCGGGAGCGGCGACCAGCGCGACCGAGTGGAGCCAGGTCGCCTCGCCGGTTTGAGTGTGGTGGATGGTTGGGGAAACGAAGCGATGCGTCCGCGCGCGGAGCACCTCCCGCCCGGCCGCCAGCCACTCCACGCGTGCGAACAGCCCGTCCGGCCGGGCCTCCACTTCCTTCACCCAGCCCACCACGGTCCCCGCGTCGCCGTTCCTTGCGCGCAGGGTGACCGAGTGGTCGAGATCGACAGGGATCTCGATGCCGTCATCCCTGAAGCGGGCGGCAAGCCGCTCGGGATCGAAGGCATAGCTGCGGCCGTCGCGGGTGATGACCCGACCACGGGGCGCGACCTTGAGCCACTCCGTGTCGTCGGCCTCGCCGATCGCGTCGGCGGCAAGCAGCACCACGCCGCACGCGGCGGCGCCCGCATCGCACATCGCGATCGTCACATGGTCGGAAGAATGGGGCAGCGGTTCGGATCTCATGCCGGCGACTATGCCGGCGGGACGGCCCGCGAAGGGGCTGACGGGCGTCAGCCAGGAGGACGGCGACGAGAGCCGCTTCGATGCCGCCACCATGCCATAGCCGACCCGTCGCCGCCACCCGGATCGGATCAGCCGATTAGAAGCGGATTAAAAGCCGCTAGAAGGCCCTTGCGGGCGGTTCGCGGGGCTTGGGGCGCGCGAGCGGTGGTCGTTGCCCTGTGGCGCTCCCGTGGGCTGGCCGCCATGCATCTTGATATCGAGCACGAAGTCACGCATCTTGGGGATGGACGGCGGCGCGAAAATCGTTGGTGCCGGACTTTGAGCCGTTGAGGGATCGCACGTCCTCCCGCCGTCCTCTATTTCCTCCCGCCGCCAGTCTCTCCGATCGCCTTGAGCGCCTTGCGCGCGGCGACCTGATAGAGCGTGCGCACATAGAGGAAGCCGTCCTTCGACCGGCCGATCACCAGCTTGAACCAGCCAAGGCCCTCGAGCTCGATATAGATCTGCCGCTGCGCGTCGCCGCGCCCCTCGTCGACCAGACGGCCGTCGTCGATCATCTCCTGGATCCGCTTCAACAGGTCGGGCGTCACGCGCGCGTGCTTGCCGATCTTCGCCGCGATCGTGTCGGACGACATGGTGACCATCGGTCCGGCGGCCGACATGGTCTCCGCGACTTTGGGCGCCGTGGCGACCGGCAGGCGGACCCGCTCCGGCAGATCGATCATCGCCCGCACGTCCGGGCCGTCCAGAAGCCGGCCGATCTGCCGCCGGGCGGTTGGCTCGCCCCTCGTTTCCAGTTCCTCGACCAGGCGCGTGACGAGAGTTCGCGCGCGGGCCTTGCCCGGATTGGTGTGCCAGCCGGGATCGATGCCTTCGGGAACCCGCGCGATCTCCCCGGTGCGACGGTTGCGGAACGGCCTGGTACGGATCTCGGGGCGGGTTTCCGAGACCGCCACGTATTCCCCGTCGATCGTCATCCCGCCGTCGGCGAGCAGGCGCCGCGCCTCGAAGCGCGAGATCTGTCGTACGGCGCACTTGCATCCCCAGCCGTTCGGCGGGAAATGCGTGTCCCACCAGGGATCGTCCACCGGCAGCACCGTGCCGGCCCAGACAAGATGCTCCGGACGAGGATCGGCGGCGGCGGTTCGGACATAAAGGAGATAAGGCAGCGCCGCCTTGGTTCGCTGGACCCGGTTCCACTGGCCGGCGGCGCGCGCAGCACGCATGTTCGACCAGAAGATCGTCTTCAGCCTCCGGTCGGAGGTGAAGTCGACCATGCGGGGCGGGTCGATACCGTCAGGATCCTCGACCAGCCGGGCCTTGCCCCAACCGAGCCTTGCCAGATCGCTTTGAATGCCCTTCTTCCAGTTTTCGAAGGTCTGCCCGTCCGTGATCGCCGTGTCGAGCGACTGGCGGAAGGCCCCGAGCAGTTCTGTTTCCGTTGCCTTGGCCACCGTGAAGGCGTGCGCGTGCTCCTCGCCCCAGACGTCGAGCCAGGAGAAGCGGGGGCGCGAGACCTTGTCCCGAAAGTAGTCGGTGACCTCGCGCGGAGCCCTGAAGCGTTCCCGGGCCGAACCCTCCTCGGCCATGCTCAGGTGTCCGAGATGTCGCCGAGGCCGCGGGCGATGGCCGTCGCGCGGGCCAGGCGCTCGACCAGGGCGCTTGTGTCGAGCCCGTCGCGCTCGAATTCGGCAAGCATCGCCCGTGCCTCCTCCAGCGTTTCGGCGCGCTCGAGGATCGCTGTGAGCGGCGCGAGGAGATCATCGGCGATCGCCTCGTAGTCTTCCTCGCTGAACAGATCGGCGAGCGGATCCGCCACTGTTGCCGGACGCGCCGCAAGGCTTGAACAGGTCGGACAGGAACAGGAGGGCGACACGGCAAGCGAACTCGCGCGCGACGGTGTTCCTCCGGCCTGAGGGCCGGTCGTCGGCGTCGCCGGCGGCGCCAGGACGTCCTCGTCCTCCAGCGGATCGGAAAGCCCGAGCTTCTCGCGCACCTGACCCTGACCGACCTTGAGGCCGAGCGGTACCAGCAGGCCGAGCGCCTCAGACAAGGCCCTGGTGTCTTCCGGCTCGGCCACCGGGAACTCGACGCGAGGATAAACCTCCTGCGGTCCGAAGTTCAGATCGATCGCGACCTCGATCACGTCGCGGTTGATCGTGCCGGCAAGCTGGTTGGCATCGGCCGTGCGGAGATCGAGGCGCACCTCGTTGTGGATCTTCGCCTGCGCCATGGACGAACCGTCGTCGGCCGTCATGGTCTGGCCGATCACGATCTTCGAGACCTGCCGGTCGACATAGTCGAGCAGCCCGCCGAAGACGGCCGAGCCGTGATTGCCCTCGATCTTGTGCAGCTCGATCTCCATGCCCATCGGCATGATCGCGGCCGCGTCGTTGGCGAGCGAACGCACCGCGCGCATCAAGGTGCGCTTGTCGGCGTCGGACGCGTTTTCGTGGTACTTGCCGATCCGCCAGGGCACGCCGTAGACCTCGGCGAAGGCCGACCAGTCCTTGAGCCCGAAGGACTGGATGAGAAAGGCCCAGGCCGCAGGCCGTGCCAGACCGCGCCGGAGCGGGATGCCCGCCTTGGTGCGCGGCTTGTGCACGACGAACTTGGCCGGCGGCAGCTCCTCGCCGTCGAAGGACCGGTCCACCTCGAGGCGCAGGGTGGTCAGGTCGCGGCGATCGAAGCGGAAGAAACGCTGGTCGCGCCACTTGAAACTCGGGCGCAGCCGACCCTGTCGGTAGTCCCAAAGGATCTCGCAGACGGCATAACCCTTGCCGAGCCCGTCTGTGAGCGACCCGACCATCTCGCCGAACCCGGAGGAGCCGACCAGGTCGTGAACGAAGTCGACGATCCGGGACGGTGCGCCATTCGCCTCGATCGAGGCGTCCAGGGTTTCGAGCGCCAGGCGACGGGTCTGCAGCTGAGAGCCGTAGTGGAGATAGCGCTCCTCCATTTCTTCCGCGAGCGTCAGATAGGCGCGGGCTTCCCCTTCCTGTGCGTGGCGCAGGATCTGGGCGAGCCGCTCCGGCGTCAGGCCGCTCGCCTCGCGCTCGTGAGCGACGCGGCGAACGCCGGTGAGCTCGGGCACCGCGATCTCTTCCCCGAGCGCCTTCTTCTCGATCGGGCGTCCGTACTTGTCGGTCAGGCCCTTCCAGGTCGTCACCATAGTCGTCTCCCGAAGTCCGACGAGTCCGCGAAGGGGCTCGCTCCAAGACCCGCATCCGCACGGGCCGGCGTGTAGTCGTAGGTCGGGACGTGCCCCTCGGCCGCCGCGACCGCCAGCATGCCGGCGATCGCCGTGTCGCCGTGCCGCTGGCCGCCGTCGCTGCCTTGGGTGTGCGCGTTCTCCGGCACCATCGGGATCCCGCGTATGTTCTTCAGCTGCCGGAAGTCGTCGCGGATATCGACATGCTTGGGCAGCAGGATCGTCCGGTCCTCGAAGCGGGCCTTCAGCTTCGGGCCGTGGTCGAGATACCAGGCCTGGCTGAGCATCACCGCCTCGATCAGCAACGCGCCGTATCGCTGCATTGCGTATTCGGCGAGGAACTGTCCATTGCCGCGCGCGTCGTGCTTGCCGCCGCCGAAACGAGGCAACCGGTCGACGATGTGGAACAGGATCTGTTCCTGCTGCCGAAAGGGTACGTTGCGCAACTCGAGCGAGAACGGCGCCCGAAGGACAAGGTCGGCTCCTTCGGCCAGCGGCAGGAACACCGACAGGTCGCCCGACCGCGCGAAGTCGAAGCCGTAGAAATGGCGCTGGCGCTTGTCGAGAAGCGCAAGCCAGGGATCGACGGTCTCGCGCAGCCAGTCGTCCACGAAGCCCTTCCGCTCGTCGTCCGGCTTCAACTCGAAGCCGCCGGGGCAGCGCAGGCGCAAAACCGGCGAGGCCGGTGTCATGCAGGCCTCGATCAGCGTGCCGGACAGATAGACGCCGGACCCTTGCGAGGGAATACAGTCCAGTTCCTCGGCCGCGTCCGAGCCGTAGGAGGCACGGATCTCGGCACGCCATTTGGCCTCGGCCTCGGGCGACCAGGTCTTGCCGTTCACCAGGCAGATGCGCTGGTAGAGCCCCTGCTCGAGTGCTTCGTCGAACGAGCAGCGAACCACCTTGCCGGGACGGCGGCCCGATCGGATCTCGGTGATCAGCTCGTTGAAGGGATTGTCCTCGCCGTTATGCGTCGAGATGACGAGCACCTTGCCGCCCCAGATCAACAGCGCCACCGCCGCCTTGAGCAGTTCGGCCGCGTCGTCATGGAAGGCGAACTCGTCGAGGATCACATAACCTTGCCGGCCGCGCAGGGAGCGCGGTCGCGATGACAGGGCGACGATCTCGAACCCGGACGAGAAGCGGATGCGGAAGGCCTGGATGTGGCGGTCCTGGCCCTTTTCGTCGCGCTCGTGAAACAGGAACTCGCCAACCTCGCTGCAGGCGGGCACGAAGGCTTTCGCCCACATGGCGCAGGTGTCGATGAACTCGCGCGCCATGTCGAGATTGTAGCCGAGATAGAGCACGTCCATTCCGCCGGCGGACTTCTGCGCCCCGGCCGTCAGCACCGCGTCGGCGCCGATCCCCCAGGTGAAGCCGACACGGCGGCTCTTGTCGGCGACGACGAGACTGTAGGCCGAAGTGGCGGCGAGCAGTTCCGCCTGCTTAGGAAGCAGGATCGCCGGCAGTTCCATGCCGGCGAGCGCGGGAGGCAGGTTCTGGGTCGCCTTCCGCCGGAACGCCTCCCAGTCTTCGGCGGACAGCGGTTCGGCTTCGCTCATCTGTCGACGCCCAGCACCTTGGATTTGATCGCCTCGACCGTGTCGGCCGTCAGGCCCTTGGCCTCGGCAACCTGTTCGATGGCCTTGCCGGCCTTCGCCGCGAAGTCGGCCTCGATCTTCTGTCGACGTTCGGTCGAAATCTTCTGTGCCGCGACGGTCGCCTGGAACGCGCGTGCCAGTTCCATCGCCTGCTTGGGCGTCTTCTCGCCGCTCTCGTCTCCCACCAGCTCGACGATCAGGGTCTTGATGAACTCCCCGAGAATGACCGTGTTCTGGTCGACATCCTCGGCCGTGAACTGCGACGCCAGCCCTTCGAACATCGCACGGGCTTCATGCATCCGGCGTCGGGCGGCCGCCAGTCGCACGCCCGAGCGATAGAAGGCGGAACGGGAGACCGGCTCGATCCCCTTTGCCTCGAGCCGGTCGTTGAACTCGAAATGAATGTCGGCGATCGTCCGCTTGCGTGCGGCAAGCTCTTGCGCCGCCCAGACCACGTCGTCGGCGGCTTCTTCCGGCAACAGATCGATCGAGGAAAGACGCCCGCGCCCGGCCATGGTCAGGCTCCCGGACGGCTCGGGCGCTTGATACCCTCGATGGCGATCTTGCGCTCGAGATGCCGCGTGCCCTTCTCGGTCAAGGTGGCAATCAGCACGGTTCCCGCCTCGGCCAGGACGACCGCCCCCATCTCCCGAAGCCAGCGCAACTCGTCATGCACCCAAGCGCGTTCACGACTGATCGCGAAATTCTCCAGTTCGCGCTGCAGAAGGCTGGAATTCATGCGCTCGTCAACCTGGTCGGCCAGAGCCTTCAGGATGATCAGGCGGGCTTCCTCGCGGATGATCTCGTCCATCGTGCTCATGATGCGCTCCGCCTCGCCTTGGCCTCCTCGAGCAGGAACTCCTGCAGGCGCTCTGAAATCGCGGCGACCGGCTTCAGGCGCTCCGCGAGAAGTTGGATCTCGCCACGCATCTGGGCGAGTTCGACCTGCATCGAATGAGCGTGGTTGCGATCCGGAAGGTGCTCGATATCCTTCTCGATCCGGTCGATGCGACGGTCATGCTCCTGGCTTCGTTCCCGCAGAACCTTGATTTCCTCGCCGTTGACCCGGCTGCGCGCGGTAATCCAGGTGTAGACGATCGATACAATTCCGAGCAGTCCGCCGATCCCACTGATGACGGGGCTAAGGTCGCTCAGCGTCACAGGCGATCTCCCTTAGAAATGGTGGTTGTGTTCGTGCCGGTGGGACACCGGTCAACCGGCGCGAGCGCGATGGCGGCGAGCAAGCCGGCAACGAGGATCAGCGCGACCTGGGCGACCGGATGAAATGTCATCGCTCACCTCAGGGTCCGCAGGGCAGCGACACCGCCACCGACATAGAAGAGCCACTGGATCATCTGGCCGCCCCAGGCTTCCAAAATGGGAACCGTTGCAACGCCCCAGCCGAAGCGGAAAATGCTGTCGGCGATGACGGCCGCCCACCATGCGCCCAAGGGCAGGACGAACAGGCCCGCGAAGCACCAGAAGGCCGCGTGTTCGAGCTTCGCCGTGTTGAAGGCGGCAAGTTCCTTCGTTTCGGCAACGGCCGCGCGAATGGTCTCGATCTCGACCTGTGTGCGCAGCTTCTCCCGGCCCGTCTCCTCGGCGTGGCGCCGCTCGAGATAGGAGAGCGTGCGCTCGACCAGGCCGGAGGATGCAAAGCGCAGGACAACGGACAGGAGCCAGCTCATTCGCCACCCCCGATCGGTGTGCGCGTGATCCGGCGCAGGAAGATGTTGAGGAGGCCGACGATCAGCATCGCCCAGAGCGCGTCACGCGGCTCCAGGTACCAGGTCCAGTCGAAGCCTTCGAGCCAGCGCAGCACCTCCGCCACGACGGGCAGTAGCGCGATCAGCGCATTGACGATCAGCGTGCGCCATCCCCTCATGCCGTGGCCCTCCGCGAGAGCAGGCCGGACAGGCGATGACGGATCTCGTCGCGATAGCGCCAGGCGAAAACCGCACCGGCAACGATCGCCAGGGAAAGCGCGCCGCCGGCAACCCAAAAGACCCATTCCGGCGCACCGCCCTGGGCGGCGGCGGCACCGGCGCCGGAGACGAGGAGCCCGACACCCGTCGTCGTACCGGCCTCGCCGGCCGACACCGCGCGCTCCAGCGCGGCCGCCGTCGCGGGGCCAAGCACGCCGTCTGTCTTGAGATGCGGGTGGTCCTTCTGGAAAGCCCTCACGGCCTTGGTCGTCTTCGGCCCGGCAAGGCCGTCCAGCGCGCCGTCATAATGGCCGAGCTTGGCGAGAATGCCCTGATAGTGGCGCAGTTCGTCGGAAGCGGTCGAGGCCTTGGCGACCGAGTCGCGCGGCTCGACGCGGATCGCGCCGGACGTCGCGTAGACGCCGCGCTGGATCAGCAACGCCTCGGCCTGCCGGCGCTTAACAAGGCCCGGCAGACGACGACCACCGGCCGTGGTGCCGGTCTTGCGCAGGAGAGCTGCGGACTTCGCAGCATCGCCAGCGGCAAGCGCCTTCGCCCACTTCCACTTCGCCGCACCGGGGCCGAGATTGAAACAGACGCTGGCCGCGCCGTCATAATGGTGCTGGCGGGTCGGCCGGATGTGCCGCACGACGGCCGCGCCGTATTCCTCGTTGACGATCTTCGGAAGGATCTTCAGGCATTCCTCGCGCGTGATCGTGTCGCCGGGTTTCAGTGGCCGACCGCGTGTCGAGATCCAGTAGTTCCGGAAGACCTTCGAGCGGTTGGTGTAGCCGGTGCCGATCGTCAGCACGCCGACCGGGTCGCGATAGGCGCGGCTGACAAAGCCTTCATGCGCGACGACATCGCGCGCGCCGTGCGGGCTCAGACTGTCGATGATCTGCATATGGTTGTCCCGCGTTGATGCCCAATGGACGCGCGGGTCGCACCCGCGTTTGCCATCCGCAGCATCGCGGGACCGGAACGAAAACCGGGGCTGACGGATGTCAGCCCCGGATCGCTATTCGATCAGCAGAGACGTTCGTTCGTTTTCGAGGCCTTGTCAAACGACCTATAGTAGTCGCCCCTGCGGGCTGTTCTCGTCATCGCGCATCCGTGCCCGCATCCGGAATGCCGCCCGCTCCGAGAGGCCAGCCCGGCGCGCCGCCTCGCGGGCGCTGGCGCCATCGAGCAGCTCTTTCGCCATCCGCCGCCGGGCCTTGTCCAGGCACCCGGCGGGTCCCTTGGGGATGACAATGTGTCGGGCGCCGGCCTCGCGCCCCTCGGCCGACAGCGTTCGGAAATGGTCGCAGATCGCCTCGGCGGCGGTCTTGCCCACGGTGCGGACAAGCCAGTGATCGTCACCGGCCCTTGCGGGGATGGTGACGCGCGTTCCGCCGACCGTTTCCGCCAGGATCATTGCGGCTTCAAGTCCGGCAACCTCGGCAATGTCGGCAAGAAGGCCCGGCAGGTCGGAGTAATCGCTCATCTCGGTCGCCTGCCCGGAGGAAACGTCACCGTGTTGCGCGGCAAAACGGTGACCAGGACATGCCCGCGCAAGACAAGCTTCACGCCTTCGATCTTGACCGCGAGGGCGCCAAGGTCCGCAGCTGTCGCCGCTCTTTCGGCGAGATGGTCGCGGACCGCTCCGATGTCGAGACCATGCGCCCGCTCCAGATAGCGCAGAACCGCATGATCGGAGACGAGGACACGGGTCATGACGCCGCCTCCTGGCATGCCTTGCGAACAAGCCGGCCGAGAACATTCATGAGGTCGATCCAGTCGTCGCCGGAGATGTCGCCATAGGCCTTGCCGCCGGTCCGCTTGTCGATCCAAGCGCCGAGCGTGCCGGCCGGGCAGGCATCCAGCGCGGCAAGCCGTCCCCATTGGGCATTCAAGACCTGGAACCGGTCGTCGTTGCACAGCGGGCCGAGTTGCTTCTCGTAGCGAAAAAGGCCGGGGGCTCGGCTCTCCCTACGCATCCAGTCCTTGAGGGCCTCTATCGCTCGGGACGCATCCCTGGGTTCGCGCAGGAAGCGCGAATGGTCGAGCCCGGTCTGACGCTTGACAAAGGAAAGCATCGCCGCATCGGACTTGTCCCGCACGATGCCGAGGTTCCACGCCGCAATCCAAATGGCCTGAAGCTTGCCCGCGTAGGGACCGCTGGCGCGATTGCGCCGTGAGGCCGTGCGCGGCGCACCACGCCGCTCCATCTCGGTGAGGACAGCCCGGCGCTCCTTGTCGTCCATCGCCGCCGACGAAGTCTTTCCCGTCACGGCAACGAGAAGCGCCCGATAGCTGTCGTCGTCGAGCCCCATCTGCCGGCGCTTCGCGTGAATGGCCTTGAGGGCGGCGCTCATTGGATCAGCCCCGCAGCGGAAAGCTCCCGCTCCATGTCGACTGCCAGATCCCAAAGGCCGGCGGAGGGCTGCTCAAGGCCGGCGTCGACAAAGAGAGAATGGCCGCTCGCCAGATGAACCCAGCGTTCGCCGTCGAAGCCCACCATGATGCCGAAATTGAGCCGGTTCTTGAACGCATTGGCAAGGGCGTCCTCTATCTGTCGCACTCTCGTCAATTGATCGGTCATCTGTCCCACCATCTCAAAGGGTCCGGACGCTCGTCCTGGTCCTCGGTTGACGACGCGGCCGCGCGCGCGGCCTTCGAAAGTTCTTGCTTCAAGAGTTCGGTGGTGACCGCTTGAAGATCAGCGGTCAGCCTGGGTAGACAATGCAGCCGGTAGCGACGTCGCCGGGCTTCACCGAGCAGCTCTTCGCGGCGGGCGCAGAGATCGCGGACGGACATGTCAAAGTCCTCCTTCTCCCGTGTTCAGCGCCGCCTTGATCCGATCCCGATTGGCGTCAAGCCAGCGCAGGGTTTCGAGCACGCACTCCAGTCGCAAAAGATGTTCGTCCGCCTCGCCCTGGCGCATGCGCCGCTGCGAGACCAGACCGGGATAGACGCGCCGCCGCATCGCCAGCTCGCGCTCCACCTCCTGGATTTGCGCGGTCAGGGTGCGGCGGCGGGTCATGTCTGGTCACCTCCCTCAATGAGGGCGGTGGCAGCGTCGCCCGCCGTCATTCCATGATTGAGCCGTACACGCTCGCCCGCGACGAAGCCTTTGACTGCCGCTTCGGCGTTCCGGATCTTCCGGTCACGCAAGCTACGTTTCGACAAGCCCGGATATCGCTTGTCGAGAGCCTCGACAGCCTTCGCGCGTGCCGTGTCGCTTCTTGTCGACGAAAACAATTCGAGCAGCCGTCTGCGGATACGAAGGGTCATCCCCAGGGTGAAGTCTTCAGCTGCTCGGCGCCGGGTCTTGAGCGTACGTCGCCGCCGGTAGTAATCGCCCGCCTTGAAGGCGGCCAGCTCCCGCTGGATCGCCCGCTCGCAGACGTCCCTCAGATAGACCGCGATTTCAGGCCCTGGTTCGCGGCCAATGAAGACCACCGACGTGCAGTCGTCGATCACCACAATGCTGGCCGTGTTGGTGCAGTGCGCGATGATCGGCCAGAGGTCGGAAGCGACCGAGCGGCCCTTGCTCTTGCTTGGTGACGAAGCCTCGCCGATCTCGATATCGCTCTCGGTCAGGCCTGCATCGCGCATAATCTCTGCGGCCTTCGCCGCAGCGGACATCGCTTCCGCCTCGGTGCAGCCGTTGGCTGTCGTCATCGCCCGCAGGGCACGAAGGCGGCGAAGAAGGGGCTCGCTGGTCATGTCTGATCGCCCCCACCATCAATACCTATCGCCCGTGGCGATGGCCTTGGTTGACCACTGCGACTCAGGCACTCTCCAAAGCGGTGGCAGCATGGGAGGGAATGATGGACTTCACGGAATTGATGAAAGCCATCACAGGCACCGCCGGGGCCGTGGATGCAATCTCCAAGGCCGTCAGGGGCACTCAAGAACTGATTAAGAAGCGTGACCCCGACGGAAAAGTCGATGCTTCTCCTGTCGACCAGTTGCTTGGTGATCTGTTGGACAAGATGTTTTCTCTGCAGGCTGCGCAGAACAGCCTCTTCCAAGCCGCTGCGACGCTGCAAAACGAGCGCACGGCGCTCGAAAAGGATCGCGCGGCGCTCGTAGAGGAGCGCTCTCGACTTAAACAGCAGCAAGACGAACTTACCGACTTTCGTTCGAAAGCTAACGGCCTTCGCCTCGTGACCCTTTCGGATCATTCTTACGCATATGCGATCAAGGAAGCTGTCGGCAGCGCCGAGGATAGTTGCTACTACTGCCAACCATGCTTCGACACTGGAAAGATATCGACGCTCCATTTTGAGAAGCGCGATTTTCATTTCGATCTGCTTCGCTGCCCTCGCTGCGATCACACGGTACGCAAGCCAAACGACAACCGGCCGACGATAACCACTGTTCCAGGGAGCCGCCGAAGGGGGTGGGAGTTTTTCGACGATTTCTGATCGGCGGCGGTCGTAGTCGCTCATGACCGGCCCTCCACGATGCGCTTGCCTGCCGATACCAGCCAGTTCTGAACCGCTCCAAAGAGCCCGCTTGTGCTGGTCGAGCGGATGCCGGCGATCGTCACGACCGCCCCCCGGAAATCGACCTTGATGCGGGCATCGAATGCCGTCGTCAGCCGGCGCGTGAGGTTCGCCTCTTCGTTCCGGCGGCGTTGGAAGAAGCCGGAATGGTCGCTCCCCATTTCGCCGACACTGGCCCGCGCCTCGTCCAGCATGCCTGCCACCTGGTCGCGGAGATCCTTGAGGGCCGCGCTCATCACGACGCCCTCGCCAGATCGATGGTGACGGCTTCCCAGCGGTCGGTGACGCGGGCGCGTCGGTAGAAGCGGACATACTCCTTCGAACCGGTCACCCGCATCGCGTCACGGATGGCTCGCATGGCCTCCTGCCAGCGCGGATCGTCGCTTTCGAGCCGGAGCAGCATGAAGATCGCGGATCGATTGACCGAGCCTTGCTTGTCCGTGTCGAAGGCCTCGGTAATTGCAGCCCGGACTTCTGGCCGGCTGGACGCGGCCCACTCGTTCAGGCATTCGTCGAGGAGCCGTTTGGCGATCTGGAGCTCCGGCCCGAAGTCGATGAAATCGGAGACCTGCACCTGCACCTTCATCAACCCGTCGTGGCTTTGATAGGTGCGGTTTCCCTTCGGGCCACCCTTGGTGACGCCGTACTCTTGAGCGAGCAGCGCATCGAACTCACCGAGGTCCGTCATCGTGTGCCCGCGAAAGCGGGCAATCTGCGCGGAGAGCTCGTCAGCGAAGCGCATGATCTTGCGCACAACCTCGTCCTCGAGCTTGTGCGCGGGCTTCACCATTTCGATCGGCACGAGCGCGCCCTTGGCATCTGCCATATAGCGGTTTCCGCCAACGTCGATCGTGCCGTCATCTGCCTTCGTGACTGTCTCGGTCATAGATACTCTCCTTTGCGTTGGTCGAGTGCCGAGCGGCCCGGTGCAGGGTCGCCCATCAGGTTGGGTGTCGAGGCGGGTTGACCGGCCAGCATCTGGTCGAGCAGCGGATTGACCCGCCACCGCCGGCCGACCGGCACCGGCTGTTTCGCCGGCCGGGAGGGTGTCGGCGGGATCGGCGCCTGATCCGCCGGCGCCGGATCGCGGACGTATCGCTCGAGGACCGCCCTTGCTTCCGCTTCCCGTTTCAGCGCCTCGCGCTCGCGCAGCTCGGCGTTGATCGCAAGGATCAGCCGCGCCACTGACCGCACCAGGTCGGAACGGCCCGTCGACCTGTTCATGATCCGCGCGGCTAGTTCGGCGGCGGCGATCGAGGCCGGCGTGTCCGGCCCGCGATCGTCGAAGACCACCGCAAGCACGTCGTCGACCAGATCGTGCAGCGTCTCGGTGGACATCAGATCGCCTCGCCGGATCGGTCGACCCAAGCGGAGCGAATATGGGAAACCGAAAGTTCCTCGCCGGCTCCCATCGCGAACATGGTCGCGAGCCGCATGGTCTTGTCGACCTGCCCAAGGGCTCCAGGTTTCCGTCCCACGGCCCGAAGCAGTTTGCGGGCCTCGGGATCGCTCACTTCCCAGGCGTCGATCAGCGCCTCGACATCGTCGGGCAGGGGTGTCAGGCGTTCGATCCGCTTGCCGACGCGGCGATGAAACTGCGCCTGCCCCTTGCGCGGGTCCTTGCGGCCGAACCGCGATGCGACCTCGTCATTCCCAAGCAGCGCAATCCCGCAGCCATATTCGTCGTGGAAGTAGCGAAGCTGGTCGGCCGCGTCGTCCTTGAGGTTCTGCGCCTCATCCACGACCAGCAGCGTGTGACGGCCGTTCCTCTGGAGCCGCTGACCGATGGCGCGATCCAGCCGCGCCGGATTGCGCTCGATCACGTCGAGCGCCATGGCGATCTCCTGCAGCATGGAGTGCTTGCCGGCCGTGGTCGGACGCATCGTCACCAGGAACGCGTTCGGGCGGATCGAGACGTAGCGCCGGGCGGTCGTGGTCTTGCCCATGCCGGCGCCAAGCGTCACGACGGCGATCTCCGGCATCATCTGCGCGTAGACGAGCGTGTCCCAAAGCTCCTTGGCGGTGCGGGTGTCGACCCATTCGGGAGCCTGCGGCGCGTTGGCGGCGGCGGAGCGCTGTTCGTCGGCGGCATCGAGCCAACGGACCACGCGAGCGGTCGTGTTCTCGTAGTTGCCGTTGTAGGTTCCGTCGTACCAGGCCGAGATCGTACCGAGCGGAACACCCGAGCGACGCGCCACTTCCGTCCGCGTGAGACCATCGCGGTTCGCCACCTCGCGCAGGCGTGCGGTGGCGTTCTGCCACGCTTCCAGCGCCTCCGGACTGATGTCGGGGGTGGACTTCGGAGCGTTCCAGGCTTGTGCGTTTTCCTTGCTCATCCTATCCTCTCTTTGCTTTTCGACTTCATGCGCCCCGGCTTGCCGGGGCGTTCTTTTTCCGGATCACCCGCCGGTTCGGGATCTCAGTGGGACCACCTCGCCACCCGTTTCGAGCATCTCCACCGCGCGCGAGAACGCGCTTGCGCTCGCGGCCGCGTCGCCGACCGCGAGGGCGGGCGTGATCAGCCGGGACACCTTGGCGGCCGGACGCTTGATCGGTTCGGGTGTCGGAAGCAGGTCCGCCAGGTCGTCGATAGACAGGCGCTTTTCCAGTCTCAGCAACTCGCGCTGCGCCTTCAGCCAGCCCCGACGATCCCGGGCATGGCGTTGCGCGGCTTCCATGTCGTTGAAGCCGGTGGCTTCGATACATGCGGCATCGGCGATGAACCGGCCGTCCAGCGCGTAGACCGCGACGCCCGCGAGCAGATCGTCCGGATCGAAGCGCACCACCACCTTGCGGCCCGCGAGATCGACAAGGGGCTCGGCCCAGTACCGATTGTCTCCAAGGACCACTTCTCCGTTTCGCCTGGAGGCGGTCACGCCTTCCGCCGCCATCAGCAACAGGCGACGCTGCGCCTCCGTCGCCCGCTGCACGAGGGCGGTCTCGTACGAGGCGCGGAACGCCTCGGCGAAGCTGCGCCCGTCGCAGACGGAAGTCCGCCGGCCCGTGCGCTCGTTGTGCAGACGGATCTCCTCGGCGACGATCAGGCGGAAGGTCTCGATCGGCACCGCCTTCGAACCGTAGTTCTCGGGCTTGGCGTCCGGCTTGTTGCCGGTATAGGCGCCGGCGAATTTCGGGTGCTTGGCGATGTCCTCGCAAAGATCGCGGAAGGCCCGCTCGATGGGTTTCGCCTGGCCGTGATAGGGCGTCGCCCAGTTGATCCTGATCCCGAGCGCGGTCAGGACGCCTTCAGGCTCGTCTTCGCGGATCTTGAAGCGGAAGCGGGTCTTCTGCTTGCCGGAAATCCATTTCGAGGCGAACCCGCGACCATTGTCGAGCGTCGCGCTTTCCGGAATGCCCCAACTCTCCACCACGTCGGCGAAGGCGTGACGGATCAGCGGCCAGCTCTCGGTCTCCCCGATCCGGTTGGCGAGGATCATCCCGGAATAGAGGTCCTGCACAGCCACCATGATCGGGCGTGAGATGCTGCCGTCCGGCCATTTCACGAAGACGTCGAACTTGTGGCCATCGGCGTTGACCGCCTGCAGGGCATGGAAGACCGACCGGTCGCGGGTCTGGTGCGGATAGAGCGCCTGGGCGGCCTTGCTTCCGCGACGGGCGAGCGTCTGCACGGCGCGCGGCAGTTCCCGGTCGAGCCGGCGCCGCAGTGTCTTGGCGGACGGTACCGTCCATCCGTGCTCCCGCGCCGCCCGCTCCAGCCGGCGGAAACACGCCTCGAAGTTGGGCGCCTCCGGCCTGAGCCAGTCGGCTTTCAGGAAATCCCAGGCTTCCGGAGAGAGTTCGGCCGTGACAGTGCGGCCGCGACGACGCGGTGCCAATGCCGCCAGCCGGTCGGCCTTGGCGACGCCCTGCGCCGTCCGCATCCAGCTCCAGACGGTTGAGGTCGCGACCTCGAGGTCCATGGCGACGATGGAGACGGCCGCCTGCCGCGTGGCGCCACGCGTCAACTGGTCGACGCGCGTGACCGCATCGAGACGCCGCTGCGCCTCCGCCTTCTGTCGCTCGGAGAGCCTGTCGTAGTGTTCCCAAAGCTCATTCGCGGCAGCCGACCTCCTGGTTGCCGGTTCCGGAGATCGCGCGGCGATCGAGCGCGACAGATAGGCGGCGCGCGCATCGACGGGCAGCAACTGGATATGGAACTCCAGACCGCCGCCGCGACCCTCGCGGTGCCGGCAGAGATGGCTCTCCGGCCAGCCGTGCCGCTTAGCCTTCCTAACCAAAGCACTCTCTGTCGTGGGGAGGCCCGGAAGTCGTTCCGCCGCGATCTCTGCGGCCGTCAGCCACTCCTTCATCGCCCGCTCCTCCATTTCGCCTGAAGCGCCTGCTTGCGGGCCAAAACCTCGCGCTCGTGCTCTTCGATCTGGTGAAGCTCGATAAGATCGGCGAATTTCTGCGGGACGCAGGCGTAATCGAAGATTTCGGCGACGAACCCGAGCAGGTCGTGACAGCCGGTCGCCTCGATAAGGGCGATGAACCGTTCCAGCGTGATCTTGTGGGTTTCCTTCGCTTCCGACGCATAGGCGTCGAGCGTAGCTTCCGAGATCGTGTATCCGAGGTCGGAACTCATGATCCGGGCGACCTCCGCTCTGGACCTGTCGCAGTTCTTGAGCGCAAGGGAGACGGCCTGGCTGATGCGCGAAGCCATGCGATTGCCCCGCACGGCGCCGGCCTCGAAGCCGACGGCCACCTTCTCGGGCTGCCAGCTCAGCAGGTCGCCGGTCAGGCTGTCTCCCCGCGCCTTGGCCATCAGGCGTCCTCGCCGGCCTGAATTTCGGAAAGCCATTGCTCGATCGCTTTGCGGTGCATCTCGAAGAGCCGGTACTGCTCGGCCTTCTTCAACCGCGAGATCGCGTCGGCGACCTTGACCCACCGTTCGGCCCTAGCTCTCGGCGGCGCCTTGTCGAGGATGGAAATGGCCTCGTCGACCGTCGCGGCCATCGGAGGCTCGGCGAGGAGCAGCTCGACGATCTGTGCCTGGCGCTCGGGCGACTGGTCGGAAAGGCGCAGGAGTTCGGACTGGTTGCCAGCCAGGGCGCAATCGGCGATGCGGTCCCGGACGTCCGGCGGGATGGTGGCGATCTTGAGGGCGAGATAGATCGCTCGTCCGCTCAGTCCGAATGCGGCCTGGGCGGCTTCCGAAAAGCAAAGTGCAAACCTTGCACTTTGATCGTCGAGGCTCTCCTCGACCGGCCTCTTGCGCCGATCGCCGCCGCGCTTCACCTTCCCGTGAGCGGCCTCGTAGATGTCCCGCCAGGCGGCGACCGAGACGGCCCGCTCGAGCGCGTTCAGTTCGAACCGCATCAGGTTCTCGCGGATCTCCCGCAAGCGGGCCTCCGCCTCGTCGGCGAACGCGTCCGGCGCATGCACTATCGCCGGGATGGCATCCCACCCGAGCAGTTTGCCGGCGGCCAGACGGTGGCCGCCGAAAATCAGTCGGTGGGTCCCGCCCTCGAGCGGACCGACCACCTCGATCGGCGTCAGCAGCCCCCGCTGGTCGATATCCTCGGCGAGCGCCTCGACGCGGGCTGGCAATGCCTTGCGCAGGCGGTTGCCCACATCGATCCGGTCGAGCGGGATGCAGTCGGCAAGGACATCGTTCACGGCCGCACCTCTTCGACTTCCCATTTCGCATCGCTGATGCCGCGCGCGTTGATCCAGTCGGCCTCCGCCTGCGCCTCGGACCGGCCGGCGAAACGATGTGCGTCGCCGGGCAGGAAACCGGTCTCCGCGACCAGCGCGGAACCGCCTCCGGCGGTCTCGACCTGATACACATGGCCGGTATGGAAATAGGTTCGGCCCGAGGCCGTAACCTTGGTCAGGATGCACTTCACATCGGTCTCCATGCTTGTGCGAGATTGGCGATGACGGGGAGCCAGGCGAGCGCTGCAGCGCAGAAGGTGAGGAGCGCGACGCCGGCGCAGATATCGCGGACCACCTCGGTGTCAGCGCGCGCGAGCCATGCGGACAGCACTCTCATCACGCGACCCGCCGGCTGTCCGCCTGGCCGGCGGGCTTCTGACTGGCCTTGGAAGGGCCTTTCAGGCTAGTCTTTGCGGAGGATGGAGCCGCGTGGCGCTCGGGCCAAAGCTCGTGCAGGGGCACGCACAGGAAGTCGGCGATCAGCCGTTCTCCCGTCGTGCAGGGCCGAACCAGGGCCTCGCGGCAGGCGCTTTCGAACACGCCGGCATCGCGGGCGAGTTCCGTAAGGGACTTGCCGCGACGATGTACGGCGGCACGGATCGCATAGCGGTCCCAGTGCGAGGGTATCGACATCCCGTCCTCCGGAGAGCCGGCTGTTGGCGCAGCCGGTTTTTTCGGTCGAAGCAAACAACGAATGTGGAAGCATGATGAACCAAAAAAAGCGCATTTGCAATGGCGGTGAGCGCGTCAGGGTTCATTTTGCGCTCAAGTAGGCGCAATACTGGCTTATCGCTTATAAAATCAACTTCTTAGCCGGAGCTTGCTCGAAAAAAGGGAAGCCTGACCAGGCGTCAGAGATGTGACTATGGAGCAAACAGAGTTCGCCGCTCGGCTGAGAATGCTGATTGGATCATCAAGTGAGCGTAGTTTCGCTCATTCGGTCGGCATTAGCCCCAGTGCCCTTCGAGCCCTTCTAAAAGGGGGCATGCCGACTTTGGAGACATTGCTCGCCATCGCTCGCGGTGCAAATGTTGAGGTCAATTGGTTGGCCACAGGAGAAGGGGCGAAAACCACGAAGGACGAGCCTGCTCGCACTAAGGCAGCCATTGAAGAGCAGTTTTCAATGATCCCGCGCCTTGCGGTCGAAGCTTCAGCCGGCAATGGTGCGCTCGCGCATCACGAGGAAAGCGCGGGAATGCTGGCGTTTCGGGCCGATTGGCTTCGGCGCATGGGTATCAATCCGCATGCCGCCCGCGCCCTGACGGCCAAGGGAGACTCGATGGAACCGACCATTCGTGATGGCGACATTTTGCTGGTCGACACCTCGATAGACCGCGTTCGCGACAATGCGCTATATGTGGTTGTGCTCGGCGGATTGGTGCTGGTGAAGCGAGTTCATGTAAAGCGGGACGGCTCTTTGACCCTGATTTCAGACAATTCGACCTTCCCGCCTGAAGATGTTCCTGCCAACGAGACGGATGATCTGTCTATCGCCGGTCGGGTTATGTGGTTTGGAAGATCCATTTGAGGACGCTATGGTAAAACTATCATTTTTACTATTGTTATTTTGCCTTGCATCCTTCTCATCATTTGCGAATGACGCCTATGAAGAGGAGCGTAAAGCTGTGACTAAATCTCTTGAAATCGTAAGAAATTATATTGACCAGAATCATAGCGTCCCAGCTAAAGACGGATTCCTTTTCACATTGGAAACTTGCAAACCTGACGACTTGTATTGCTTCCTAACTCAGGCAAATATGTTGGTTGATAAGAAATACGCTTATGAGGGTGTGTATACAGCTCAGCGCAATGTGGCATTTTGCCTAACTTATGGTTGCGACCGCGCTGTTTTCATAAAAAGGACTTTAGGGTGCGCGTGGCGCATCGTAATACTTGCGTCAGGCTCTCCTCTCGTTGATTCCTCCGATGTCGAAAATCTTCGTCACTGTTTGGAAGGGCTCGACGATATCGAGCGCGCCACCATGCGGCGCCAGGCGGTCAACCTGTTCCGCGTCATCTACGATGAAGAGCTTCCCGCTGAGTGGCGTTAGAAGGAGCTCGCATCGGTTTCGAAGAATGTTCGAAGCCGCTTCGGTGGGTTTGCGCTTGGTCCTGTTTCAAGTGTCGAGATGCCGAAGGCACTCCGGTTCCAAGTGTCCGAACGACTTATCGCAGCCATGGCGGCAGAGGCATCTATCCGCTTGTTTTGCCTTCACGTTTCGCTCAATCCCGGCAAATCCCGGATAATCCCGTCTACTCCAGTTTCAAGTGTCCCCTAACAGCGGCCTCCCCCGTATCCCGCGGTCCCCCCAGGCCCCGGCAGCCCCAGCGGTCTCCCCCGTATCCCGCAGTCTCCCG